GTTGACGGTAAGGTAGTCGCACCTTGTCAATCAGACCAAGACCCAGACTTCCGCGCTTACATTGACTGGGTAGAAGCTGGCAACCAGCCTACAATTATGGAAACTTCTCCAAACGAGTAAAGGTAACACATGACAGTTAATTACACAACGCTGCTGCAACTCCCGCAGCCGGTAGATGGAACCGAAGCCGGTACATGGGGCGACGTACTAAACAACGCGCAGGCCGCGTACTTGGACATTGCCATTGCAGGTGGACTGGCCGTCACGGTCACCGTCGCGGATGTAACGCTTGCCGCTACACAGGGTACAAGCTCCGCGACAAATATTGGCTCTACCACCTCCCAGTACGCCATCCTGAACGTCAGCGGGGCAATGACTGCGGCGCGGAACCTGATCGTACCCAGCACCAGCAAATGGTACATCGTCAACAACACCTGCTCGGGCGGGTTTACCCTGACAGTCAAAGGTTCTGCTACCACGGGCGTTGGCATTGTAAACGGCGAAAAAGCACTGATCGCGTGGAATGGTTCCGACTTTGTAAAGATTGCCACCATCTCCGGTGCTGGCACGTTCTCCTCCATCACCAACACCGGCCTGACATCGGGCCGCGTGGTGTATTCCACCACCGGCGGACTTGAGACCGACTCCGCTAACTTGCTGTACTCAGGTACTGACCTGACTGTCTACGGACTCACCGTAGGCCGAGGCGCTGGTGCTGTGGCTACCAATACGGCGGTGGGAAATCTCGCATTGGCTTCTGCAAATACTGGAACCACCTTGACCGCGCTGGGGTATGGAACATTGAACTCCAATACTTCTGGTACGGGGAACACCGCAGTCGGTTCATCGGCTTTGGTTGCAAATACTACTGGCGGTAGAAATACGGCTGTTGGTTTAAGCGCATTAGCTGGAAATACGACGAGCGCATCAAATACTGCCATTGGATATACAGCATTAACCACTAACACAACTGGAGCAAGTAACACCGCAATCGGTGATGGAGCATTGGCGCTTAACACCACCGCCAGTAACAACAATGCTGTGGGTGTTCAAGCGCTTTACACCAACACAACCGGGGCTAATTTAACAGCTTTTGGCACACAAGCACTTTACAACAACAGCACGGGAAACAACAGCACCGCAGTTGGCTACCAAGCCGCATATACAAGTAATGCTTCTGACATTACTGCCGTAGGTTCTCAAGCGCTTAAAGCTAATACATCTGGCGGGGCTAATAGCGCGTTTGGTGCGCAAGCGTTAACTGCCAATACTACGGGCGGAAGTAATGTTGCATTAGGTTATTCGGCCCTCTTCTCTAACACCACTGCCAGCAACAACATTGCAATTGGATACCAAGCGGCGTATAGCGGCACAACTGCGGCTCAAAACCTTGCAATAGGTTACCAAGCCCTGTACAACAACACCGGAACCAATATTTACGGTATTGGTTACCAAGCCTTGTATAACAATACCGGTAGTGACAATTATGCTTTTGGCTATCAATCGCTGAATGCGAATACTTCTGGTCAAAACAATGTTGCAATGGGTTTGTACACATTAAGGGTTAATACAACAGGCGCTAACCATGCTGCGTTTGGAGATAGGGCTTTAACAGCAAACACGACAGGCACGCAGAACTCCGCGTTTGGCTCTAATTCTCTTATTGCCAACACCACTGGCAGTAACAATGTTGCCCTTGGTATGTATGCCCTCTTCTCCAACACCACCGGCGGCAACAACATTGCTGTAGGTTATCAAGCTGGGTATAGCAATACCACTGCGAACTACACTACAAATATTGGCTATCAAGCAGGATACAGCCATCAAACTGTAGGCTATAACACTTTTGTTGGTTATCAAGCGGGGTACGCAGATACCGGCGGACAACAAACTGCTGTGGGGTATCAAGCGTTAAAGAACGCAACATCTGGACTTAGCACCGCTGTTGGTCAGCAAGCACTTTTTTCAAATACTACTGGAAACAACACGGCAGTTGGTATTGGCGCACTGTATGCAAATACTACAGGAAGTCTCAATACTTCGGTGGGTCAAAACTCATCCACAACTAATACTACTGGAAATAATAATGTTTCTTTTGGATATACCGCGCTAAATAACAATACTACCGGAAGCACTAACACGGCTTTAGGTTCTTCCGCACTCTACTTCAATACCACCGCCAGCAACAACACTGCTGTGGGCTATCAGGCGGGCTATTCAAATACTTCTGGTGCAGTAACGGCGTTTGGCAATCAAGCGTTATATGCAAACACCACGGCTGGTGGCAATGCTGCTTTTGGTGATAGGGCTGCACCAAACAACACCACGGGCAACTCCAATGTGGCTATGGGTACGATTGCCCTGTATACCAACGTCACAGGTTCTGGTGTAACTGCAATAGGTTATTCGGCGCTGTATAACTCAACCGTAGGGTCAGTTTCTGCATTTGGCTATCGCGCTGGATACAGCCTTACTACCGGCGATACCAATTTGTTTGTAGGAAACGATGCTGGGTACGGGGTCACTACTGCAACTGTATGTACCTATGTTGGCCCGTTTGCAGGCCCAGATACATCTACCACAAGTACCGGAGGTAGAAATACGGGCATTGGATATTCCACGTTTAGCAAAACAACTACCGGAAGCCGAAACACTGGAGTTGGCGCATCTGCTTTGAACGCAAACACCACTGGTAGCAACAACGCAGCCTTGGGTGATGAGGCGCTCACCTCCAACACGACCGGTTCATCCAACGCAGCTTTTGGTATGCAGTCCCTGCGTTCCAACACCACCGCCAGCAACAACACTGCTGTGGGTTATCAGGCTGCTTATTCTGCAAATAGCCCAAGTAGCATAATTGCTATTGGTTATCAAGCTGGATACACAGGTATTTTGCGCGGCCTAACTATAGGCGCACAAGCTGGTTATTCTGCAACGGGCGATGATAATATTTGTATTGGTTACCAAGCTGGTTACTTTACGACCGCAACAACCACTGGCACTTCAAATATCTTTTTGGGACAATACTGCCGTGGTAGTGGCGCGACTGTTAGTAATGAATATGTCATTGGGTATAACCTTGCAGGCAAAGGGACTGGAACGGCTTATATTGGTGGGGCATCTGGCGCTTATAACGGGGCAAATGCATCAACGTGGTCAGTTACTTCTGACCAGCGCCTCAAGAAAAACATTGTTGACAACACCGTTGGTTTGGCTGCAATCACTCAAATTCGTGTTCGCAACTTTGAGTACCGCCTTCCCGAAGAAGTCACAGAACTTGATACACACTGCGCCGTTAAAAAAGAAGGCGTTCAGCTTGGTGTTATCGCACAAGAACTGCAAGCCGTTCTGCCCGAGTGCGTAAAGCAAGAATCAACTGGCGTACTGTCTGTTGACTCCGATAACTTGACTTGGTACTTGGTCAACGCTATCAAAGAACTCAAGGCAGAATTTGATGCCTATAAATCCACCCACCCTTAAATTGAAGGACTTACCATGACTACCTTTACCACCACCGTACAAACCATGTACACACTGCCCCAAGTCGATGGGCAGGCCGATGTTGTCGTGAACGTCAACTACCTCACCACCGGGGTAGACGGCGCACACACCGCCGAGATTGGCTTCAGCCAGCAGTACACCATCCAGCAGGGCGAGGCGTTCACGCCCTACGCGCAACTGACCCAAGCCCAAGTGGTTGGCTGGGTTGACCCGCAGACCATCTCCAACATGGAAGCGTGCGTGCAGGGCCAAATCAACAGTATGATTACTCCTCCCGTTTCACCTTCTTCTCAACCCCTTCCTTGGAGTAACTAATGGAAAATGTAAACCTGTCAACTGAACTTGTAAATGCCATCCTGCAATACATGGCATCCCGCCCCTACGGCGAGGTGTTTCAGCTTGTGGCCGCTATCCAAGCGCAGGCCGTAGTGCAGGCCAACCCGCAAGTAATTGAAGAAACAAAACCTGCGGAGTAAACCAATGTGCGCTGGCTCATACCTATCGTTCTTCTGTCGTTTGTTTACGGCGCAACGGTCAGGCGTGAGTGCAGCGTATCTGAATTTGTAAACATTGCGTATTCCAGCCATGACCTCAAAGAGCGCTCGGACAAAATTTGGGGCTGGCTGGAAGAGTCAGGGCCGGTATGCACCAAGGAGCAGCTAACGCTGATCTACTCCAATCTGGGAGGCATACTGGGAAACGCCGACAGCATGAAAGTCCGCTCAAAGATTGAGCAGTTGTACGAAAGGGCAAAGTGATGGAGCCAAAAGACAAATTGATTTACATGGTGACCATGATGGTGACCGCCACCCTTTGCTCTGTGGTAGTCGTGCTTATCGGTGCGCTAGTCCACGGCTTGTTTGTCAAGGAAGTGGACAACACCAAAATTTTTGAGATCATCGGCCCAGCATTCCAAACCATCGTCGGTGGACTCATTGGATGGTTGTCCGGTTTGAAAGTTGGCTCCCACATGGATGACATCAAAGCAGGAGAAACAAATGGAATGGCTTAAAACTATTGCTCCCACAATTGCCACGGCGTTGGGTGGCCCACTTGCGGGCATGGCTGTGTCTGCTGTCGCCAAGGCAATTGGATGCGAACCAGATGAAGTGCAGGGCATCATCAGCAGCAACAAGCTGACTGCCGAACAGGTGGCATCTATCCAGCTTGCTGAACTGGAGTTGAAGAAGCAGGCACAGGCCATGAATTTGGATTTTGCCAAACTAGGCGCTGAGGACAAAAAGTCTGCCCGCGATATGCAAATTGCCACTCATTCTTGGCTTCCTTCAATTCTGTCTGTTCTTGTAATTGGCGGGTTTGGTGCTATCACAGCAGCTAAGGTGCTTGGCTATTCAGTTGCATCTGACCCTACGGTACAAGACTTGTTGACCACATTGCGTGACGGCGTGATTCTGGTGCTTTCGTTTTACTTTGGCTCTAGCTCAGGTAGCCAAATTAAAGACCAACTTCTTCACCAATCGGAGCCAGTGAAATGAAAGAAAACTTTGACGCTGCTTTTGCACAAGTGATGAAGTCAGAGGGCGGCTATGTCTGGGACAAAGATGACGCTGGAGGGGAAACAAACCTTGGCGTGACAGCGGGCGCATGGGCTGCGTATCTTGGCCGACCAATAGAGCCGGGTGAAATGAAAGCCCTGACGCAAGAACAGGTCAAGCCGTTCTACAAGCAGATGTACTGGGATAAGGTGAAGGGTGACGACCTGCCC